CTGCAGGTGAGCGAAAACGTCCCCGTGGAATATGTGGATGTGCAGCCCGACAGTAAATTCAGCGTGGTCGCCGAGCTGGATGTTCCCACTGTTGAACCGTTGTTCTGCAGCGCCAGGCTGGAAATGCCCGAGCCACTGCCGCTCGTCGCCGTACTCGAGTACACCTGCACAAATGCCGCTCCGCTGCCCACAGTGTTGCCGCACACCTCAAACAAGGTGTAGCCGGAGATCGAGAGCGTATAGGAACCGTTGGCTGTCTCCGATCCGAGCGCGGCAGCTGCGCCTTGTCCCACGATTCCGTAAGCCGTGAGCGTGCCGGACCACGTGCCCGTGACCGAATAGCCGCCGCTGCTCATGCCGCCCGCCGGAACCGGTACGCATTGGGAGGACGAGATGAAGCCGGAGTTATTTTGCGTCTGCGGGGTCTGCGCGAAGGCAAAATCGGCGCAAAGCAGAATCGCCAGCGTGAGCATTAACGGAAATCGTTTCAAGGTGGTCACTGAATGGGTTGCGGTCTGGGCGTCGGAGCTGCGGGCGTGATCGGCTGCACGTGCGGTTCGACTGCGTTCGGCAATTCCGGGGTATTCGGCGCGTTCCCCGCGTCTTGATCGATCGACATATTTTCGTGCAGCACCTGCAGACGCGAAGAGATGGCGTCGAGTTGCGCATCCATCGCTGCCTGCGCCGCCGCGTCGTGGGATTTCAACCGCTGTAGCATGAGCTGGGTCCAGTTGTTCATCAGCGCGACCCGCTCGCGGCTTTCGAGGTCGAGGCGCTTGGTGCGAATCGTGTCCGACGCGCGGTTCAGTTCCTGCACCATCAAATCGTGCTGCTCGCTGAGTTGCTGCAGCATGGCTTGCGCCTGTGTGAGCTTCGATTGCGCGTCGTCGGCATCGGTATCCTGCAGGTTTGGCGGCAGCATTTTCTTGAAGCGTGCAGCTAGCACATCGGCGTCGGGGAAGTCGGCATTCTTCGCCCAGATGTCGCCCACCATGGGCAGCATGACTTGCGGGTTCTCGCTGATCACCATCGTCAAGGCTTTGAACGCCTCTTGCCGCGCGGCTTTGTACATCGGCCCGGTCGAGAGCACGATGTCGTAGTCGCCCGCCCCCACGTCGTAAGCCTTCTTCAAGCCGAGTTGCGGGTTGAGCATCCCCGCTGCATCGCTGGGGTCACTCTGATTCTGCGAGTTGTAAATCACAGCATGGCGAACGCTGTCGTCTGGGTTGATGATGCGCTGCACTCGCGATCGATTGATAAGCTTCGGCCAGAGATCGAGCAGAATCTTTCCCTGCCATGCGATGGCGCGGTTCAGCTGATCGTGCCAGGAGATGGCGGCGGTATCCGATTGCTGCTGCCGCGACATGATGGCGAAGCCCGATTCCTGCGCATTGCCCGACTCTTCGCCGAGTGATGGGCCGTAGATGCCGATCACCGCTTTCATGTCGTAGTCGGCCTGCTTGATGATCTCCGTCATCGCCTGGATGGGAGCTTCACGGCCGGCGCGCTGCGGAGGTGGCAACTGCTTTCCGGTTTCGTCGTAGGCTTTGAAATACAGGTGGGAGAAGTTCTTGCGGTTCATCTGGCGATAGTCTTCGCTCCACTGCGCGTTCTCGGCGGGAATCCAGAGCGGGTCTTTCGAGACCATGTCCACTTGCTCGACGGCGCGGGTCACCATGAAGTCGTAAATGCGCTGCGCATCTCTATAGTCGCGCACCATTCCCGCGCGGTAGATTTTTCCGTTCACGTTCAACCGGACTCCGGCCACTTCGGGGAAGGGAAGATATTTCCCCAGCCACTCGTAGGACTGGATCACGTGCAGGGCATCGTGCTTTACGCAGCGGACTTTACGGATGACGGTTTCGCGGTCGCCAACGACACGAGCACGATCAGCCGCGTCCAGTTCGTCTTTGAGAACCGTTGTTCCGTCATCGAGCTGGAAAAGTGTCGTCCGCTGAAGGTCAATCGACCAGTATTCCGCCACCCGCACGCCGTCTTTCGTGACCCATTCCGGCTCTGCGTTGCCTTGCGAAGTGGGGAAGTTGAGCTTCGCGAGCTCGGTCTCGCCGAATTCGGCTTCATAGTCTTCTTTCGAGTAGTCACAGACCACATGGCCCCACAGTGGATCGGTTCCATCGGGGCGTCTGACAGGCGAGAGATACACCGCGAAAGGGTTCTCGATTCCGAGGATGCGCGGCTCCTGGTCCATCGAGCGTTCATTCACGTACTCGGTATTGATCCGCCAGGGACACGAGCCGATCCGCATCATCATGTCGTAGCTGTTGTCGTAGGTGGTGTCGGCCACACTGACAACTTCGATATGCCGCAACACGCCCTGGTGAATCTTTGCGACTTCGATGTCCGCGCCGCCGCCGACGGGGCTCACGATCATCGCGGGACGGTGCTGGCGCTCCTCTCCGGTGTATTGGCGAAGGAATGCGGGTGCGCGGTTGATCGTCAGGCATGGCTTGCCTTCGAGTTCCCGGTTGGCTTTGACGGCTTCGTCCCATTGTCCGGTGCCGATTGAGAAGCGCAGGTCTTCGAGGCCTTGCCGCCGCCACTCCGATTCGGCGTCGGCGGTGATGCGGAAGCGCTTCAGCGAAGTCGCGATCAGCTCTTCGTCGGCGGAGAGCTTCTTGTTGCGCTTCTTGGATTTTGAGGATAGAACTACGGGCATGACGGGCGGGAACTTTAGGTATAACTAAACTTCTATTCCAAAACGATCCTGACATCCGCTTCCTGACACAGCACCACATTCCTGCCGCGCCCTTGGTAGTCGCAGAACCACGATTCCCAGTCGGAGTAGTGGCCGATCGCCACGCGGTCTCCGGGCTTCAGCGTCGTCGGCTTGAAGACTTCCCGGTTCAGCATCCAGCTCTCGGTATTCTTCCGCTTCTCGTGCCATTTGCCGGGGCCGACCGCGATCACGGTGCCGATGCGGGTACCGATTTCCTTGTTCTTCGCGATGTCCGGCGCGGCAATGAGTTTGCTGAGCGGCTTTTCGTCGTCGAGCACCAGCAGGATGTGGTCGGTCATTGGCTTGATCTTCAGGGGATCGAACCAGAGCCCGCCGATCTGGGTGCGGTTGTCGCGCCAGACTTCCTGCGAGACCGGGGCGTGCTTGATTTGTTCGCGGGTGAGGGGCATCAGGAAAACTCTCCGAAATAGAGCATTTCAAATCTCAGTCGCCCGTTGTACTCTTCTCCCCACTTAGCAAGGAGAAAGAGTTCGAGGCATATCCGATCAGCACGATTGGCGACATCAAAGCAAGGGGCAGATTTAACGTGATCACCAACCCAGAAAACCTTCATGCCAGCTCGCTCAACTTCCGCATCTTCTCATGCCCGGATGCCGCCTGATGTTTACGTTCCATGCGCTTCCCTTTGGCGGTTTCTTTCGAGCCGCGCATCGCGCCGATCTTGTTCATGACTTTGTACGGCACCTTGGAGTCGGCCCCGTACTCTTTCTTCAGCTTGGCTTCGAGGAAGGCTGGCATGTTATTCCTCGTCTTCCGCTTCGTCGCCTTCGCCGCCGTCGGCGCTCTGCATCGCAGGCAGTCCGGCGTGTTTATCTAGGTGACGTTGAATGTGTTCGCCGCCCTGCGATTTGCCCGCGCCATTAAACTTCACTTCCTTCGGCTCGTGGGAGTAATCCGTGTACACGTGCTTCACGATGTGGCCGCCGCCAAGCTGGGGGTGGATCTCCAGATGGTCGAGCACTTTCGGCCTTGCTTTGCGTTTTGATTCGGCTACTGCGATTTCTGCCATATCACTGAACTCCTTTACATTCGCTGCAAACTTTTCGGGCGATTACCCAACTCCCGCGGATCGACAGGATGCAGTACGGACAGACGCCGCCGAGCAGATTCCTCTCACCGATCCGCCGATGACACCAGTCGCACTCAACCATCTCGACGAACGGATCGATCAGCCGCACATAAGGGTCCGAGTTCGCGGCAGAAACGATGCCGCCCACTAAAATCTGCAGCTGCTCGCGGGTGACGAAGATCGGCCCGTTGGTTATCCCATCCATCCGCCGTCTCCTAAGCGCTCGCTGGCGCTGATGGTGGGGCCTTGGGCACTGATTGGGCGCGACACGGCAACTGGGACAGCGAATGTCAGAGCCAGTGCATCTCCGTCGTCGGGAGAACTGGATTCGACGCCCATCTTCGAGAGGCGCTTTTGCATTAACTCTTTCGATTCCAGTTTCACGCGTTGCTTCAGATCACCCACCAGCATCGGCTTTGCGAGGTCAGCCGCCAGGCCGGGATCGCTATCGATCGCCCCGCCGTCTAAAAGCCACTGACGCATTCTTCCCCACATCTCATCGCGTCGATAGGCATACTTCTGATCGGTCGCGTCTTGGCCGAAGTTCACTTCCATCACGTTCTGGTGTCCCAGCGTGCGGAGCCGCTGCGCCACGGGTCCGGCAATCCCAGCGGAGTCGATGAACATCATCGCTATCTTGTCGCCATTGTGTGATTGCGCGAGCACGTTCGCCAGTTTCCCGATCATCACTTGCGGATCGCGAGTGAATTCGCCTTTCACTTTAATCGGCGGGATCGAGCGCGCATCATTGCCCTTGCGGAATCGGACCACGTTATCGTCGGATCCGCCCCACGCCAGATCGACGCCGCAAACCAGCGGATCGTCGGCGAGCACGTTGACCGGGGCGACCTGCGCTTTCGAGATGGTGTCGAGATCGATGAATTGCCCCGCGCTCCCTTTAGGAAATAAGCCGCGCGCACGCACCCGGAAGTAGTCGGAATCCTCATCGCCGCCGCACTCTTCCAGCCAGCCCTGAATTTCCGCGGCATCATGCCCTTCCACGGTGCGCGAATCGATCACGCGCGGCTCGTCGCCTGCAGGAGTCGTCCAGCGCCCGCGCTGCGATCCAAAAACCGATTCGAAGAATGGGCCGCTGTTCAGTGTGGGGTTGCCGATGCAGAAGAAAATCTTCTCAGTATTCGCGTCAGTGAGTGCGCCGTTCGTGACATGGTAGATTTCGAGCGGGATCGGACTCGCTTCCTCGAAGCCGAAAAACATTCTGCGCCCGGCGTTGTGTTTCCCGGCGAACGCTTGAGCATTCTCAATAGACCAGGGTACAAAGTCCGCGCGCCAGGTCTGCTCGTGTTTGGGATCGACTGCTTTGATTGATTGCGTATTCACCTGGAACCAGTGAGCGTTGAGCGCGAGGCGGAACCAGCGAGCGAATTCCGGCTGCGTGGTGGTGGTAAGCTGCCGTTCGGTGTTGGCGGTGATGCGCGCCATCGCATCGAGAAATGTGGATTGACTCCACCACGACAGCAATGCCATCAGCGTCGTCTTACCGGTCCCGTGGCCGGAGCTGATCACCCTTCGGTAGGTTAGGTGTCGCGTTTCCGGATTGCGCAGGTGAGCGCCTAGGCGATCCAGTTCTTCACACTGCCAGATGCGCGGGCCTTTGAAATTGGCAAGCTCGCCTTCGCCCCAGGGGAAGCCATACATGACGGCGCCGAGCGGGTCCCAGCGAAACTCTGCCAAGCGTTCGCGCAGCTCCTGCTCGTAATCGACCTTATGCGCGATCGCGGACAAGATGAATGCGCTCCTCTGCTTTTTCCATTGCGAGCCTCATGCCTTCGCCCAGGGTGAGCGTCGTGTGCACTTCTAGCGGTTTGTCGTGCATGTGGTTCACGTTGTCGGTGGTGTTGCCTAGATCGCGGTTGTCGAGGTATTCAAGGGCATTCCGAAGATCGGCAGTATTTTCGGTGCGGACGGCTTTCTTCGTAGCCAGGTCGATGACGAGGATCCACTTCTCTTCGGCTTTGACCTTCGCCTTGATCTTGCGGGCGAGGTTGCCGTCGACCGGGCGCTGGTCTTTGGGGCGGCCCATCTTCGGGCAGTTCCCGCATTTGCAATCCGCCGCATGTTTTCGTGATCCGCCGCGAGCCATCTGGTACTAAAGCAAAAAAGCAAAGCGTCAGGAATGGGGTTGGAGCTGCAGCGCGCGTCGATATTTCTCTCGCGCCACGGCAGGGTTGCTTTTCAGGTAGTGCTCCAGTGAGCGCAAGCTCTTGTGTCCGGAGATGTCCATTATCTGCCGCGTGCTCATACCGTTAGCGTCTAAATGCGTGAGAATTGAAGCCTTTAAAGTGTGTGGATGCGCCAGCACTTCCGACAGTCCAGCCATCGCTCCGTAGCGATGCACCAGGCGCTGAAAGGTGCGCGTGCACATCGGAAACAGTTTTTGCTTTCGGGGCGTGTTTCGCGCTAAAGCAATCATCTCTTCGCGCTCATTCAGCAGCGGATTTTCGTTCACTTCGAGCTGCGCGCGCTCCGGTTTTGAGTGCTTCCCCCGGCGCACGATCAGGTAGTCTCCGACGATGTTATCTGCCGTCAATCCAACCACTTCGTGCGCCCGCAGCGCGTGAAGAAAGGTGGTACACATCATCAGCCGATGCAGCCGATTGCGATCCCAGGCGCACTGCAAAAGCTGGAGAATCTGCTCGATTGAAAAGCAATCCATAAGCAAAAAATGTCCGACTTCAGCCAGACTCGGACACAGCGCGCAGCCTAGCCGAAGTACCACATCACAAACACCAGCACCGTCGGCACCAGCGCGATCAGCGCCAGGATGACCTTGTGCCAGAAATCGCGATCGTCTTTTTCGCGCTGCCTTTGAAACAGCAGATCGATGTCGTGCTTGAGGATTTCGTTTGAATAGCGGCCGGCGTACTGGTTCGAGCGATCGTCCTTGCCATAGGTGCCCAGCTCTTTGGCGAAGGCGATGGCGGATTGTTTGGCGTCGGGCTTCATTACGAGCTCCGCGCAAAATTGCGCGACTTCGGGCGAGAGTTTCTCACCACCTGGCGAAAGCAGGATCTCGGTGAGGGCGAGGCGGTCGCGGATCGGGCCATGGAACACATTCAAGTCAGGCCGAAATCGGCGCGGAGAAATTCGGCTCAGAGAATTCTTCTTTAGCGGGGGGAGTGAGGCCCAGGCGATCAATTTTGTAGAGCAACGTGCGATAGCAGATGCCGAGATCGCGGGCGGTTCCAGCGCGGTTCCAGCCGTGGCGTTCCAGTTCATCTAAGAGAAAGCGGCGCTCGAAGTCTTCGAGGCTCTGCCGGAGAAGGGAAAGGCGAGTCATTGCTACGCCGTGGCCGCAAACCCGTAAGGCCAGGAACGCT